TCTGGTGGCAACTCACCATTGATTTCAGCAAGCTCTTTTGCCGCTTCATCCTCTGTGATGTTCAGCGTCTTAGCAATACCTCTCTTCTGTGTTGCAAATCCAGCAGCTACCATCTTCATCCAGTAATCAAGCTCTGCATGGCGGTCTGTAAAGACCCCATCATCTAAATTGACTGAAATATCATCAAGTTCTGGTATGTTACCTGTGTATAACCCAACAGCTTTTCCTAACTCACACATTGATATACAAAGTTCTTTGATAGACTGCCCCACAAGCGCTACAATGCTGTTTCTCATTTGGTATGTATCGCTATTTTCACTCACAATCTCTGTTGCTGTCTTGACGCCTTGACCATCAAACGTGAACATACCACTAGATACCCCTATCTGCATCTCAAAGAGTTTTAATCCCTCTGAAATGGCAGAAATATAGTCAGACGAGCGAATAGGTGTTGTAATGTCAATGATATTACCGCTGTCCATGTTGCCTGTTGCTATTTGCATGTACACATTCTGCTCAACATCAAAACGGCGTTTAAATTTAATATCTCCTCGGTCGTTCTGTATTTTTAATTGTGTCAGTTGTTCTGGTACAATCACGCGCCTTTGCCCCATCTTGATTTCCCACATGAACTCATCATAGGTACGATTGATAAAATCAATGGTCGTTTTAGCATTATCAAAGATAGATAGCCCAAGAGATGAGTTAATATCTTTGTTATTCATTCCCGGAGTTTTCAGATAAGTAAACAACGGTCGTGATAGGTCTTTCAGTACAGTTACTGGCTCTAGGTCTGGATAAAGTTCTTGCAAGTTCACTCTCTGACCTAGTGATTCACCTGTATCTGATTTATATAGCTCGTTTGTGATCCGGTATAAGTTCTTATCCTTTGTACTGCCTATCTCGCTACCGTCTTTAGTTACCCATTCGTGAAACTCAACCAAAGTATAATACACATTAGTTTTCCCCTCTGATTTGATAGTCTTAGTTAAAATAGCAGCGCTTGAAACATCTTGCGTATTCGACTGCAACGGTAGAAAGACCGGCGCTTGAACAAATGCCACACGTATTTTATCGCCATCAACGTAAGGACGCATAGCCATGCCTCCCAAAGCTAGAGCGCTCTCTAAATACCGTTCAAAGTTTTTGTTAAAGCGGTCATTTGCCAGCATATCATTCAGAAAATCGTTTAGCGTGCTATCTTCTGCTGAAATCTCCGCTTGTTCATTGTAAACTAAGCTAGCAATCTTTTTGGCTGCTGTTCTGGCAATTGGTAAATGATTCATCTTGCGGCGTTTAATATCGCCGTCAGTATTAGTGTATTCTATGTCTTCCCATCTAGATTGATAGTAAGTTAGATTGTGTTGAATCCGGTTATATTCCTCTCGTGTAACAGCTATTTTTGGATGATCTAGAATGCTGCTTAGATTTGATGTTTGCATGTTATACCTCCCACGGTTGAAAAAGTCTTTTACTTTCTGAAATAGGCTCATGTCTGCCCTCCTTATGTGTTACCCACGCGCAACCCTAGTATTTTAGCGTTATCTAATACAAAATACTGTGATGTGTCGCATGTGTGATCGTCTTCTTTGATGACGTTAGGGTTATCTGATTTGATAGTCTTTTCATCCCATCTGTACATCTTATGCTCTTCAATGAATATCTTGTTATTTTCTGTATTGAGATAATAAAATCTGCCTTGTGCCAGCAATGATTGAAAACTATCAATCATAGTTACTTTTCTCAATTTAGCAACCGGATGCCATCTTAGACCAAAATCAAGAAACATCTGGTTTCTAAGTGCTCCCTCTGCGCTATCTATGGTGTACTGCAGAGCTGGTACTCTATATTGCGAGATAACAGCCTGTATAAACGCATATATTTCTTGAGATAACTGACTAGGTGCTTTCTTGACCACTTGGCCAGCTGGTGAATAGTACCATGTATCAAGTAAGATAACTTTTCCCTTTGCTGTGATACCAAAAGCGCAGCAGGCAGTAGCCGATTGTTGATGCCCACCGTCTAGTGCAAAGGATATGCCTATCAGCCGATCATCAGAGGGCAAAGCATCTAATGGGTGAAATGTACTCATGTTATACACATTGTTACCAAGTCCGACAGCCTCACCCAAATACAGATACCTGTAATAGTCATAGTCATTCTCTTTGATGCGCTCTATATCCTCTAGCATTTGTTCAGTCACAAAGCCCAGCTCATCATCAAGATAAGTACTTGAGTGTGCTAGATAGTTTTCGTTAGTCTTGACACTCTCAAACCACTCATTGATCCAGCTATACGGATTTCTAGGCGGGTTATAGCTCCAAAAGAATTGCACAAATTTAGCGCGTGGATGTTTCTGTCGCATAAACGTTACGTTAGACTGGTCAAAATCCTCTTGACTAGCAAATTCTGCAGCCTCCTCATACCAAACCGCTATGATATTCCCAATGTCGTTTGACTTGAGTTTTTGAAAGTCATCTTGACCGTAGAAATAGAATGTCGAACCTGTTTTCTTGTGGATAATTTGAAACGGGCTAACTGTCTTTTTAAACTTATCACCAGCTCCAAATAGATTTAAAGCCCACCAGATTTTATTAAACACGCTATCTCTAATAGTGTTAGCGACCTTGCGAATAACCACTACATTTGCTGTCTCTCCAGTTTTTATATATCGCAACATCATATAGACTAGTTTCAACGCGATTACAGACGATTTGAAAGAGTTACGACCACCCTTTAGTACATTGTATGGCAATCTAGAAATCCATACAGGTTTAAAATGAGGGTTGACATTCTTTTGAACATTAAAGGTCATCTGTTGCCCCCTCTACGTCACCAGCCCATTCATCCACAATCTGAATAGGTGCGTCGGTTATCTTATTAGCTTCTGCACGCTCCTTATTATCCAATTTGAGCGATTTAATGCGCTCTCTTTGTTCTTTTCTATCAAGGTCATCTTTCTCATTATCCATGAGTTTACTTATCCATTCAGCGGCTCTAACATCTCCTTGCGTGGCTTTGTTAGCCATTGAGAATACAATGGCCATTTCATAGGAATTTTCAAAGCCCATTTCTTCTAATAACGTTGCTAATTTTGGCTGATGTACTTGCGAGGTCAAAACAACGTTGAGAGCTTTTTTCAACTCTGCTTTTTTGCGTCTCGCAATTCCAGAGGCTTTACCGCCTTTTGATGCAATTTCCCTCTGTTCACTCTTTGTTCGTTGGCTGAATGGCTTTAAGTTTTCTGTTCCATCTCTAGGCAAATTTTGACCTCCTTTCAAACAAAAAATCACAAGTATTTCTACTCATGATTTCATTGTATTTTATAAAAAAGGGGATGTTTTACGCTGTTTTGAGACAAAAAAATAAAAAGCCCCATTTCTGGAGCTTATCTAAGTAGTCGGACGGATTTGCACCGCCATTTCTCTATGATATAGAGCGTATTCCTTCTTCAAACCACTGCCCTACTTATCTATTTCTATTATCCCATATTCTTTGAACTCTTGCAAGTAATTTCCTCTCTCTGATAGTCAGATTTCTATCGCCTTTTTCATTGTGATTATATCCTTTGTGTACGTGAGGAATGATTTTCTTGCCTTTTATAGTATGCGGAGATCCTGTCACATCTATCTGTCGTTTTCTTTTATTTTTCCGATCATAAAAAGATATAGATTTTATCTTATTCTGCTTGTTCACTGTGGCATAAATACGCCCCTTAGTTCGTGTTTCCATGGGAGCTTTTGCTGAACCGCTAGTACTTCTGACAAATTTTATCTTGCCTGAACTATGCAATGTTTCATATTCTGTACCGTATTTATACTTACCAAAACCAAGACCACTGCTTGCACCACGTCCACCCATAGCATCACCTCTTATTGGATTTGAAATATCCTGCTTTTATCAGTTTTCTCCGATCAGCTCTAGTTATAGAAGGTTTAGGATTATACATTCTTTTTAAACCATCTTCATATTTTCTTATAAGCGACTTCAAACTTGCTCCTCTACCGCCCATTTTTCTTCATCCTTTCTGTTGTTGCGTTGTCAAAATAAACAAACTCAATATTTTTATAATCATATTCGACCTTACCACCATAAACAATAATTTTTATAGGAGATAATCGCTTAATCATTTCATCCATGCCATCAACCCAAATTTGAAATTGCTCTTTATTTTGCTTTACTCCAATAGTGCTGACTGCCAGAGTTGCATTCTTTGGCAGACCATCAAAGCAAAAATCAAAGCTATCTTTAGTTGACCATGACACAGTTGGAATAACAGTAATACCGTAATCTTGCATAATCTGGCCAATAAGTCTCGATCTGTAAATGTTCCATACTTGCATAGCAATAGGCATGTCTAGATACAAGCTAAAATCTGGGGTTAGTACACAATCAAAATCTAGCAATTTTTCTATATAAAAATCCGGCCGCTGCCCAATCCTCTCAAATTGATAATCATCAAGAAAAAAGTGAACTCCCTTAGATGTATCTGGCTTATTCAAAACGTAATTAAAGCCTTGTAAATCGCTTGGTATATGATCCACACCCTGCAAAATTGGCATATTATATTTTCCATCTGTGCGCGTGTCATCATAATCAAAAAGATTGTACTGATTGATGGTTGTATCTCTGTGAAAATCCTCTGTATCTTCTTCTATTGGTTCTGATTCTGAATTATCTTCTCCAAAATCCAATCCTGTGACAGACAAGTCAAAACCAAACCGGCTCATGTCAATTGTTTCAAATTCAGCAAGTTCTATATTCAACAGCTCTTTATCCCATGTCGAGTATTCCGCCACTCTATTATCTGCCAGCCTATACGCCTTTATTTGCTCCTCTGTAAGATTTACAGCATGGGCTATGGGGATTTTATCAATTCCCAAAGATAAGGCCGCTTTCAGCCTTGTATGACCTGTAATAATAACATTGTTATCATCTACTAGAATAGGTTGTTGAAATCCAAATGCTTTTATAGATGCTGCAACCTTTTCTGTTGCCTCGCCGTCATTATGTCTAGCATTTTTACAATATGGTTTGATTGTGCCAATATCCACATACTCAATTTTCAGATTGTTCATATTCTAC